ATGGATTTTCTTGTCAAGCATAATTTTTTCTACTTCTTCAATCTCGCTCTCAGACTGAATCAGTCCTTTCTTCATCAGACCTTGGCGGCGCTTTTGGAGTTCTTCCACAGCGTCACGCTCCCGCAGCTTTGCTTCCAATTGTTGAACACGCGCTTCGGATTGACCCACAGCCTTGCGGGTGTAGTCTTCCATATCGAGTTCGGGAATTGGCAAATCCGGCTTGACCTTTTTGGTCATGCGGAGAAAGTCTTTGCGAGTTTCGGGATTTTCAGCCAGCATCTGGGACAGAGCGGCTAACTCATCACGAGCCTCAAGAGAAATGTTTTCAAGCGACATGTAGTTACCCTCTTAATGTCTTAGATTACGCGCTTACCGTCAGCAGGCTTTTGTACAGCCATGCCCATTTTTCCACCCAACTTTGACGGGCTAGACAGACCGCCGAGTTGAGCAAAACGGGGGGTGTTGGTTACAACGCCATTTTGTTGGTTGTTGTCAGTGGGTTTGCGAGGAGCCGCTGCGCCACGGGGTTTGAACAAGTCCATGATATTTCCTTACATAGGTGGGGGAGAAGGGGGTGGCATACCGCCGCCAGCAGCGGGCGGCATACCTGGAATCGGCGCAGCAGACATAGCTTTCATCTCAGGCGATGCGCCACCAGCTTGAGGAAGAGTTTGAAGCATCTGCAAAATTTCAGATTGCTGCAATTCGTTGGTCTTGTTTTTGCGCGGCCCCATCAAACCCGACAGTTGCCGGATAGCAGCCAAGGCTTTTTGACCTTCTGGAGATTCTGACCCGAGAGCAGGAAGGGATTGCTCTAGCAAATCCACTGCCATGCCAATATTAATTAGTGCACCTTCTTTGCTACCCATCTTTGGTTCGGGGGTAGACATAGGGGCAGACATTGGCGGGGTTTCCGCATCCGACATTGCACCAGGAGGAGGTTCGCCAACACCAGCAGGAGGGGTCGGCAAAGCAGCGCCAGCAGAACGGCTGCCGCCCATTAGCTCTCTCAACTTCTCTTCTGGCACACTCATAACTAACTCCTTTGGTCGCGTTTGTACCATATACAAACGGTTTGTCAATAGTGGCGGTTATTTTGCATCCAACCGCCAATGATGTGCTGCTCTAGGCAACCAGAGGTTCCCCTCTGATTACTTGCGAGACTTACGTCCTTTACGACCTTTACGCATAATGCGCTCCTTCATCAAGGCGGCCACTTACTTACAAGGGGAAGCAGCCATACCCTATTCCTTACGGAATTCTTACCGACGAGTCTTACGACCGCGCTTTGCCATTTTGTACATGAGAAACTCCTAGTGGTCAACGACGAGCGTAATCACGCTGACTACGCCCCGCATAGTTTTTAATCCCTTCCTGACGGTATGTCAAGGACGGGGATGCTTCTTTTCTTTGTAGAGAAGATGTATTGACGCGAGGCTGGTCAGCCTTGGGCTGGGTAACGCCTGCGCCGGATGAACCTGGTGCTGCTGCCATCATTGCTCCTTGGGTTTTGGGCCTGGGGACTTGGGTGGAGCGGCAGCAGCTTTTTCAGCCTGCACCTTCTCCATCTTTTTCAATCTGTCTACAAGCAATTGTTTCATGGGCGGTTCTAACAAGTCAAGCAAGGATTCCTTGTCGATTGCTCCCGCTTTGAACAAGTTGAATGCCAATTGCCGCAAGTCCTCTGTGAAGATAGGGCTGTTGCTGTGTGCATCCACCTTGACCACAAAATCTTTAGTGAACTGTTCGGCAATGAACGGCAAGCCTTCCGTATCTTTAAAGTGTGTATCGTCATACGCTTGCATACACTTGAGATACAACGTAGCCAATTTTTCTAGGCTGTCTTCAACAACTAGCGCACGTTTCTTGGCGCGGCTGCTACCCATGCGGGCAAGCTGGCTTGCGTGACCAGAAGAACGAACACCCGACTCGCCCTTGCCTTGCAACACGTTGCCAATGCCGGACACCTCTTCAAACATTTGGTCTATCTTGTCCAGCTCTCTAAACAAGTCTGGCGGGATGGTGGGAGCCAGTTTCTCAACTTTGGCGTTGGGCATGTCGGTTGCCAGCAAACCACCAGCGCGGTTGAGCGCAAAGTTCTTCTCATCCAAAATACCCGTGAAGCCAATCAGTGCCGTGGGTGGAGAGACTTGTTTGCTCAGTAGGTCAAGAATTTCAGCAAGACGTTTTGTCCGTAATTGCTGAAGGTAAATCATGCGAGATACTTCTGACTGTCCCCAGTAGTAGTCATACAACGGGTTAGGGCAGACTTGGATGAATGGCAGTTCGCCTTTCAAGAAGACTTGCTCACCTGGGCGGTCATAGATGATGATGTCGGGGTCAGCGCGGGTAACCACTTGGTAGTCACCAGTGTCATCATTCCACACCCACAACTCAATCATCTCCACAGTTTCTTCCGACACGGTGGCTTTGTATCTGTTGCTGCCAGCAAGGTCTAAGTTGACGTTGCCGTACATGGTTGGATTGGACGCAGACAAAATAATGCGCTCTACCCCGTTGGCTATTTCTGTTCGCTCATGCTGTGTGGCGCTCACACGTTTGACAATTGCATCACGCTGCGGGTGTGCGTACAGCCGCGCGTACAACTCAGACTTGGTGATGTAGTAGCTTTGAACAATAGCCTCTTGCCTGTCGGTGTACGGGGTATCTTCTCTCAACACACCCATACTTCCAGGCTCCACCATGTACGGGTGGATGCCGTTGTTCATAATAATTTTGACAAAGGTCGAGGAGTAAGCCAGTGACCAAGATACTGCCTGCGAGAACACCTGGTCAGCATTGCTGTTAAGCCACTCATCATTGAGTGCACGGGTCAGCGTTGGAATCTTGCGGTGTTCCATATCATTGACCGCTGCACCTATGTTGATAGAGAAGCGGGTTGTTTCTGCTGAGTACAGAAACGAGGTTAGCTGGTCAATGTGCGGATAAATTTTGTTGAAAATGGCGGGCGTTTGGTCAGGCCCGTTTCCAAAGAGATACCAGCTTCGCAAGGTAGCATAGTCAGGTCGGCGCTCTTCCCGTGATACCAGACACTTTTGTATCACATCAAGGTAGAACAATTCCCTCTGTAGTGGCTCTTTGGGGATTCTCATGGTTTAGGAACCGAAAGGTTTTCGTGGTCTGGAATATAACTTGCGGGCTTTGGCCCTGTCAAATTGCCCGCCTCGCGGGGGTTGATGCCCACAGGCTCCCCTGCTAGGGACTTGAATTGCCCGCCAAGGACTGACTTCATAGAGATGTTTCCGCCGTTACCCCAGATAGCAGCATCACCAGGCTTGCTTTCCTTCTGCTTTTGGTTCTCAAAGTGTTCGCTGGCGGCTGTAGCCTCTGCATATTCCTTGTCAGAGAGCTTATTGTTCCGTTTGAGGTAGCCAGATTGGTGTTCGCCCTCTCTGGTGGACTTGATGTCCGTCATTCCAAAGTCTTTTGCCAATCCATCCAGCGTTTTGTCCGTTTTGGCGGTTTTTGCCGACCTCATGCCCACTGGTTTGAGGTGAATGATGGAAATGGTGGCTTTGCAGTGCTTCATGGGGCACTCAGGCTCCCATGCTTCAAATACACCGTGTGATTCGCAGTAGTAGTCTCTCAAAATAGCCATAGTTACCCTCTAAGTGCTTCCTGTAGGTCAATTTCACTGTAATCATGGCGGTTGACCATTCCAACCTTGATTTTTATGCCGTCTGGCGTAACTTTTAGCCCCATTCCAGGCATTAGGGCGGGCTGTGACTCCCGCCTGTACTCCACAAAACGGGTGTTGTCTTTGCGGCGCATGACCTTCACGTTGCCTTCTTTCCACTGTTGGTAGGCCTTGCTAACCCGCAATTGCATCATTTCGGTTTGTGGATAAATCCTGTGGACAAATACATCGTAGAACTGCTGCTTACTTATGCCCGCAAGTTCGCAAAACAAGGCTATAGAGATGCCTCTGTCCTGGTCTTTTACAAACCGCTTCATCTGCCGGAACAACTCCTGCTTGGTCAAGGCCTTCATGAGCCGTACATTCCTATCTTCTTAAGGTAGTTGCTGACGTTGGTAGCTGTGGATAACTCTTCTGCTGACCGCATTTCCTTCATGGCACTCACCTCGCGGGTGAGCTTGGCTGCTATCAGGCGGGGCTGGACTTGCTCTGCGTAGGCTACACAGGCCAGCGCGGCGGCAATCACCCTATCATCCTTGGCTCTTCCAGGTGCGCCTATGAATCCGTTCTCACGTACGATGGTCTTCATCTCTTCCAGCAAGTCCATGCTGAACACGTTCATCATCCCGCGCTCAAAGTAATCCTTGTAGTACGCCAGCATACGCTCTTTGGTGCTGCTGGTGGTCAAGTACCCCATGCTGTTGCCAGGGCCACCCAGGTTGTCGTTCCTGCGCCAGAGGTAATTCTGCATGTTGCCAAGTACGTCCATCAGGTCTTTGCCCATGACGTTGCCCATACTAGCCGCCATCCGGCGCAGCGTTCTAATTTCGTTGATGACCGCCTGCCCAGGGCCGTTGACCTCCAGGTTAAGGGTGGAATTCTTGTAGGCTCCGGCAAGGTGGGCAATCACCCAGGCAAACTGGTAGGTGTTCATCTCGCTGGTAGCAAACTCTGCCACTTGGTCTAGCCCGTTGGCATAGACCCTAAAGACCTGGATGCAGAAGCGGTCTGCCCAATCAGAGGAGCCGTAGGCAGGGTCAGCACCGATAACGTAGTAGGCAGCATCGTTAGGCTCTTCCCAAACCCGCAGCGTGCCCAGCCGCTCTGTCGAGCGCATGACCTCTGTGTCTTGGAAGCTCTGACCGAAGATGTAGCGGTAGCAGTCAGGCAGATTCTTCTTAGCTTCCTTGGCGGCTTCCGTGCAGCGGCTGCTAGAGAAGAAGGAAGTACCCGTCATCACAAAAGCGTAGTCCTCGGTAGGCGGGAACTCTTGGTACATCAGGGATTCATCCTTGATACCTTCCAGCATCTTCCACCGCCACCAGGCCATCTGACGGGAATTGATTTCCACACCGTACAGCTTCTTTATATCTTTTGTCCACTCACGCTCTTCTGGGGTCAGCTTGCCGTCCCAGTAGACTTTGTAGATGTTGCTGTCAGCAGTGACAGAGTAGTATTCATTACGCCACCAGCCGCAGAAGATAGCCCGCTGGGTCTTGGCAGATTTGGCGGTCTTGTACATGTCGTGAAACATGTTGAAGCCCTGGGCGGTACTCTCAAACATGTAGAGACGCTCTGGATTCTTTTCTGCCAGCGAGGCTATCAGGGAAGCTAGACCTTCTTCGTTGCCCCAAGAAGCTGTCTCTGTGCCGTGAAGATAAGTGATAGCTTTACCCTGCCCCAATCGAGATTTATTTCCCGCAATTTGGTAGAAGATTCGGCTTCGGTTCTTGAGAACCATTTGGTTTCTATTGTGGGCCACCAAAGGAATCTTGTACTCTTTGGGAAGCCCTTCCATATACATAGCGAGAGTAGAGCGGAACATGTCTCTGTTCTCTTCTGTATCTGCAACCAGAGTGCCTTGCCACCCAGGGTGTGTGAACTGCCAGTACAAGTCCAATGCCAAGGAGACAGTGGTAATGCCCAACTGACGGCCCTTGAGGATGACAAAGAAGTGGACATCTTGCGCTAGACCTTTCTGTATTTCTTCCATGACATACGTCTGCGTTCCCAGCAGTTGCCCCATCTTCTTGAGGCCTTCCTCCTTGGTCTCAATCTTCAGTTCTGAGCAAAACTTGTAGAACTTCTGTAGGTCAAACTTCATGGGACGATACGTCCGTGGTACGGTGCTTTGGTGGGAATCAGGAACTCTGTTGACAGGTTGCCCTTGATGATGCTGTCACAGGTGTTGACAAACATCTGGACGTTCTTGTCCATGCGGCCTTGGTACAGGTGGTACACGCCTTCCTCAAAGTGCGTGCCTATGCCGTACAGCCCGTAGGTATGCAGCCGCCAAGCGCCTTCCTCCGGCTCTGTTGTCCAGTGGGTAGGGAACAGGGTCTTGTAACGCAGCCCCGCCATCTCTGCGGCGTAGCACACGTTCTCTGCCACATCACTCTGCTCTGTCTCCGAGAAAGTTGGCTTCCGCAATTCTGTCCACGCCTCGCGGTACATGAAGAAGAAAGCAGGAGCAGCGAATATGTGCGATTTAGGCCAAATATGGTTACTTGCCTGCGCTATGCCCACAAACGACTCATTTTGGGCAGCCCACGCCGCAGCAGCGTTTACAACGCCAGGATTGGTAGGCACGCAGTCGATGTCCAGAAAGCCAACAACGTCCGCAGTGCTGTTGTCCATGATGACATCCATCCACTTGCCGTGCGGGGTCTGTGTCATGTGGTACGCCACATCCAGCCCTAAGTGCTTACAGGTATTGGTGTGGGCCTCCACCATCTTCACGTTGGTGTTGGGCCAGGCAAGGGTGTGTATCTCTATGTTCATGCTGTTCCTAGTTCTATATGCTTTTTGATAGCTCTGCGTATTTCTTGATAGAAGGTACACCGTTCTTGAGTGTGACTACCTTGCTGTCATCAGGAGGAGTCTCGCCCGCCTGCTGGTAGTGGAAGGCCAGCGTAGTAGGGTAGTTGACAGTGGCTTTCATAGACCGCGCTATCTTGACCCCTGAGTCCTGCACGGCTTTCCAGAAGTATCTGTCCCCTATGTACCCGTACTCTCGGGGCCGGAAGCCCCACTCTTTACACAGCGGGAATGTTTCACGTGAAAGCAGAAAGCAGTTGGTGTCATTCCAGTGGATACCGTTGCTCTCAGAGTCCACACCCATTTGTGTGCCGTCCATCCTCCACAACACGCGAGGACACGTTACCACCTTGGCCTGCGACTGCTGCATAACCTCCACCATAGTGGCAATGTGGTCAGGCTCAAACCAGCAGTCAGCGTCCAGCAGGCAGATAGCGTCAGCACCCTGCACACTGGCTACCGACAGCCCCACTATCCTGGGCGTGTCGCCAGAGTCATTGCAGTTGGGCAGAGAGATGTGGACAACATCCGCACCCTTCTCAAAAGTCTGGACAGGGTGACCGTCTGCCACCATGTAGTGAACAATGTCGCAGTGGGTTTGCTGCCGGACACTACGCCAGCACCTCTCCAGCACGGCTATAGGTTCTTTCCAGTAAGGGGTGACAACTGCTACTCTCATGCTTACTCCTCATAGAACGTCTCTGTATCTTTCACACGGCGCATGTACTGCTTGATACGTGTGTCCGACTGCTTACCGTATAGCTTCTCTAGCTTGACCAACTGGGCTGCCAGGAACTTGTCTGCCTGCGGCTTCCCGTAAGACTTCTTGGCAGCAAAGTAAGAGTGCAGCAGCACCCTGGCCTCTGCCATCTCTAGCTGTTCTCTGTCAGACATGTCAGTCACTAGTGGGTTGCCCCATCCAATCTAGCAAGGCTAGGCAAGCCTCTTGTATCTCGCGGTCACTATCCCAGTCCGCAAGGCCTTCCTGTATCTGCTTCAACCTAGCCCGCACAATCTGGTCTAGCACTTCATCAGCAGCAGTGTTCTGTTCAAACTTGAGAAGTATCTTGTGAGTCATGCCATCCTCCACACACGTATCTGGTCACCTTCTGTCCTGGCTACGAACACACGCTGTAGCCGCTTACCAGCCCTGTAGTTAGCGTTGAGTACCTTCGCCCTAGCCTCTACGGGCACGGTGAAGGAATCCCCTATTTCCATGTCCTCATAAGGGTAGGCATACACCACCCTGGGCTTCGGCATAGCAATACCGCTTTCTCTCTCTATCGCTTGCATATCAACATCTCCACTGTGTCTATAACCTAATACTAGCATAGTTCCATCAGCGGAGGGAAACCTATTTTTTTCTGGGGGGGACGAGAAGTTGGGTGCACACCCGCACAGGATTCAAGACCCATCGACTTGGGGCAGACTGCGGCAGGCAGAGCAGCGCAGGCAGGCAGCATGACCATTGACCAATTAAGACTAGCAGGCAGTGCAGGCAGACAGTCTAGGCGCAGCCTAGGCGCAGGCAGTGCAGCATGTAATGACTAAACGGCATGTCATGACTAGCAGGCAGGCAGCGCAGGGGACAAGGGACTATTGGCCTAGGGGGAGCGGGATGTGGCGACCTACACACAATGCGTGCCAGGTGAACAGAACCAGTCTAGTAACTAAACACCTAAATACCCCTAATTGTATTACTAGTATAACTGTAACTAGGTTACTAGTCTCTACGGGTGTTTATTAGGGAAAACCCTAGTGTCAATTGTTTGGATTGTCTCTATTGCAGAATAGCATTCTAGTGCTATACTTCTCTCACCTACTAACCTAGTAGGCACTCTTAAAAGGAAGTTCCACCATGACGAAATCAGAAAAAGCTGAAGTTATCCGCACTCTTAAATTCGGTATCACACTGGGCAGCGATTACATGGCCCGTTCACTGTCTGCACTGTATCGCAGTGCCCGCACAGCAAAATCACAGAATGAAATCCTGGCACTGGGTATGGCCTATAACCTGGTCACTCTGCCAGAGTGGATTGTCTGACACAGTGGCAGCTATAGCCCATGCTGTGGGCTATGGCGGCAAATTGTGCCGGTAACCTGAGGATAGTATCCATGCGAGTGCATCTAACACCTAAAAGCGCCAATGTTAAAACTGGCCCTATTCCTGTCTCTACCACAGAGAAAGACAGCTGCCCTACTGACTGCGCTATGCGTGGTGAATGTTATGCTGCCAGCGGGCCACTAGCCCTACACTGGGCGGCAGTGTCTGCCGGTAAACGTGGCACAGACTGGGAGACATTCTGCGGCACAGTGGCAGACATGCCGGAAAACCAATTGTGGCGGCATAACCAGGCAGGGGATTTGCCACAGTCCGGCGGCACTGTTGACCCTGTGCTACTGGGGCAGCTGGTGGCAGCAAACCAGGGTAAACGTGGGTTTACCTATTCGCACCACAGGGACACAGAAAGCATTAATTGGATCCGGCATGCGAATGCCTGGGGCTTTACTGTAAACCTGTCGGCTAATGACCTAGCCGATGCCGATGCCCTAGCCGATGCCGATGCTGGCCCTGTTGTCGTAGTGCTACCTAGCACGCAGACAGTTAACACAGTGACGCCTAAGGGCAGGCCTGTCGTTATCTGCCCTGCCACACAGCGCGATAACGTGAGCTGTGCCACCTGTCAGCTATGCCAGCGACAGCGTGCCGCTATTGTGGGTTTCCCTGCACACGGCACACGTAAACGTGTGATAGATATCAAACTGGCAGCATAGGGATATCTGTAAGCCCTGCGTGCCAGGGTTTACGGGCTAATCCTAGCCATTAACTACGAAAGGATGTTCCTGTGCCAAAAGTTATTTTTAATCGTCTATTGCAGGGCTGGTTTATTGTCAGAGGCCCGCACCATGCCCCTATAGGTGGACGTTTCCCTACGCGCGAAGCAGCAGTCGCGCACCTTCAACGTGTACGTTAACCCTGGAGAAACTTTATGCCAATAACTCATTCGAAGATCACCTCGCGCGCGCCCATAACGCATACACCTGGCCCATGGCACGGGGAAGGCAGATACAAGGCCCAGGTTAACGCACGCATGATGGCGGCAGCGCCCGATATGGTGGAGCTTCTGTACCGATGCCTGCCCTTCATTGAAGAGGCTAATGAAGACCCCTGCTACAAGCCAGATCGGGTCGCGGCCCTGGAGAATCAAATTAGAACCCTGCTAGATAGCTTGGAGCGCCCATTATGAAAACCCCAACCACGCACCTATCCTATAGCCTAAGCAATGGCTGGATACTTATCCACCAAGGGTCACCCTTGTGCGACTACAAGCTTACCTACGCTGACGTTATGAAAGCAGCTGCCCATTATCGGATCACCCTGCCCGATGTAACCTGGAATGGTGATCGAAGCGAATGGGTGATCACCGACACAATCGAAGAGGTGACAGTATGAGTGATGGCGGCTACGTATTCCCTCGCGCACGCACGCGAGACCCGATGACCTCGCACCTGGCGGCTGCCCAGGTGACCACGGCGGCAGATCACTACGCGCTCATACATGCGGCTCTGCTGATGTCCGGCCCTGCTGGGAAAGACCGTATAGCAGCATGGGCGGGCCTTGACTCTAATCAGGTCGCCCGTAGGTTGCCGGAAATGCGCCGCCTAGGCCTGGTTGGCCTGACGGGCGAGACAGTGCAGTCCAGGTCAGGTCGCGCGGAGCGTGAATGGGCGGCTATACCCCAGGAGAAAACCCATGAGTGATATTGTGAAGTGGCATTACGCTGAGAACATGGTGACCATGATATGCGCCTGCGTATCGGCATACTTTATAAGCCCTTGGTGCTTTCTGCTGTTGCTTAACATTAGCTATGTAAAACGTAAGGAGACCAACCATGACCGACCATAACCCCACCACGCGCAGATACCCACGAACGCTAGATGAGGCCTTCCCGCGCAACCCTGAGTGGCGAGAACACGATAGCCACGGGGACGACTGGGATTTTGTAATCACTATCCTGGGAATTGTCCTTATAGGGTTAACCCTAGTATTGACATGGCTGGGAAAGTAGGCTAGAGTTCGCCCCGTTGTCGTCGAAAGCAACAGATGAAAGCCGTTTACTCATGCACTGCCCCTAAGGGGGTTTCGACCAGTGCAGCAGTAAGCGGCTTTTTTCATGTCCTTTTTACGCAGCCGTCAGGGCGCGTTAGCTTTAGCTTGTATCGGCTGAACCCATGAAAGACCGTACCGTGATTCACCCCGCGCGTGCGCCCAGGCTGTCTGCTAGGCACTGGGTAAGGCAGGGGGACATGGTGAGACAAGACCCCTACCGAATGAATAGCAGCCTTATGGGTACGCTAGTGTGGACGCTAATAACAAGTGCGCCCACATGGGCGAGGGACGATAAGTATCTGCTTATCACCCTTGGGTAACCCATGCCTAGTTACTAGATGAGAGAGAGAAACCATGCAGCACCAGGGCTACAAGGAATGGGCATTTCGCCTACAGGACAAAGAAGCAGCAGGGATACCGCTATCCAAAATCCAGCGACAGTACTGGCGGGAAGCACTAGGAAAAAGAAAGGATGAACCAGCAGTAAGACGGTCTCGCACGCCTAATCAGATAGTGCTATAATTCTCTCGCGGGATGTTCCCCGCTAACCTTAATGAAAGTTTTCACATGAAATTCTGCATCAACTGCAAGCATTTTTCCCCTGCGAAAGATGACCCCGACCATCTCTACGCGAGGTGTTCTCACAATCAACCCATTTCCCTAGTAACAGGCGTTCACCAAAGGGACACCATGTCCTTTTGTTCTGTCGCCCGTATTGACGGCAGCGGCAAGTGCGGGAAAGAGGCCATTCACCACGAAGAAAAGGCGGTGTCCCATGTCTGATTTCTCACCCGAAACCCGTAACTCTGCCTGGTGGTCAGGCGACAGCCGCCTAGCCGCCCAAGGCAGGGCTAACGAAGCCATCCTTATCAAACAAGGCCGCATGGAACGCCCTGACCTGTCCGGCATAGAGGCCGTGCAAATGGGGCATGTCATGGAACCCGTTATCGGGCAACTGGCGCAGAAAGCCCTGGGCGTGGAGCTGACCAAGATAGATGATGCCTACGCGCATAAGACAGAGCCGTGGCTCAAATCTCACTTTGACTTTGTTGGAAGGGGTAATGATGGTCAAGCATTTTTGGTGGAAGCTAAGAACTACAACGCTGGCACACGCAACAAGTTTGACGTTGAAGCTGGACTTATGCCTGCTGCTGACCTTTCTCAGCTTGTCCACGAAGCCACTGTTTTCGGGGTGGAGAAGATTTACCTGGCAGTCCTGTTCGGTGGTCAGGAGTTCGTACTCATTCCTCAGACCATCACTGAGGAGATGAAAGAAGCCCACGTGCAGGAGATGGCAAAGCTGTGGGCGCATGTACAGGCAGGAACAGCCCTGCCACCGGAGACTAGCGACCAAGCTAGGGCATTGTTCCCAGTAAGCCAAGAGGGTCTAAAAACAGCCTCACAGAGCGTAGAACAGGCTGCGGCGGTACTCAGCCAAATCAAGGCGCAGATAAAGGCGCTAGAGGCTCAGGAAGACCAACTGGCGACCATGTTGCAGGGCTACCTAGCAGACGCAGATACGCTGGTCACAGTAGACGGGCGGGTGCTGGCTACTTGGAAGTCTGCCAAACCCAGCATGAAGTTCGACAGCAAGCTGTTCGCCACTGCTATGCCGGACATCTACCGCCAGTTCACAGTCAGTTCCCCAGGCTCACGCCGTTTTCTTTTGAAGTGAGGTTCACCATGTTTATGTTTCAAGATGAGAAAGATGAGTTAAAGCAAAGCCTAGTGGGGATTCTGCGCGACATGGAGCGGATGCGGTCATCCATGCAGCACCAAATGGATGTTCTTACCCAACGCCTAGACAGCCTTACGCACCCGCACGGGGCTAAGAAGGATGGCTCACCCCGTGCTAAACCTGGGAGGAAACCCCGTGAGCAGCGTTGACCTCGCCGTGTACGTCATGGCAATCGGCAGTGTTATTGACACAGTTTTAACCTTATCGGAGAAGTTCTTATGAGTACCGCATTAGTGCCAGTGGCAGATATAGAGAAGATGGCAGGGGCTATAGCCAAGTCCAAGATGTTTGGCATGAAGACCACAGAAGAGGCTTTCGCCCTTATGCTGATAGCACAGGCAGAGGGTATGCACCCAGCTATCGCTGCCCGTGATTACCATGTAATCCAAGGCCGTCCTACGCTGAAAGCAGATGCCATGCTTGCCCGTTTCCAGAATGCTGGGGGCAAGGTGCAGTGGGATGTCTACACAGACGCAGAGGTCACAGGGACGTTCTCGCACCCGCAGGGCGGTTCTCTGAAACTCACCTGGACGTTCGCCCAAGCCAGCAAGATAGGCCTCACGGGGAAGGACAACTGGAAGAACTATCCCCGCGCCATGCTACGTGCCCGCTGTATCTCAGAAGGTATCCGCACTGTGTATCCAGGCTGTGTGGTGGGAACCTACACGGCAGAAGAGCTAGAGGAAATCCCGAAGGCTAAAGACATGGGCATGGTAGAGGAAGTGGTGGCTGCTGTGGAGGAGGTGCAGACTGTGCCGGACGGGGCTTTCAAGCTCTACGTCCCTGGCAACGATGCTCCTTACGATGCTCTGCACTCTGAGGAAGAGTGGATGGATGCCTACAACGAATTGGCAGACCGCATAAGGAACAGCGTCAAGATGGATGCTGCTCAGAAGGCGCAGAAGCTGGATGGCCTCAAGGCTTGCAACTTGGATATGTTGGATTACGTAACACCTTTGGAGAAGACACTATGAGTAACGCTCACCGCGAGATGCCAGGGTCAGGAGTGGCCTACTGGGAGACAGAGAAGAAGTCCGACAAAGGGCCGGACTACAAGGGCTTCCTAGTTCTAGAGATGGACTACAAGGCTGGCGAGAAGTTGAAGGTTGCTATGTGGCTGAAAGACACTGCACAGGGCAACACCCTGCTGTCTATCAAAGAGGACAACTGGCTCAAGCGTAAGAAGCTGGAGCAGGAAGCCCCTGTGGAAGTCACCCCTGCCTACCGCCGTGCCCCGCCCCGCAGGGGGCAGGACGATGATTCTGACCTTCCCTTCTGATGGCAAAGGAATCACCCACCAGCCGCACATTGGAAGTTCTGCGAGAGCAGGGCTACACAGTAGCGATAGTGGAGAAGTGGAACCCACACGCCAGGATACGACAAGACCTTTTCGGGTTTATCGACATCCTGGCTATCAAACGGGATGAGACTCTTGCTGTGCAAGCAACTGCCAGCGGCGTTTCTGACCGACTGAAAAAGATTATGGCTAGTGACCTTTTACCGAAAGTGAGGGAAGCAGGATGGAAGATACAGATTTGGGGGTGGAGGAAGTCGAGCGTCAGCAAGAAGTGGGTCTTGAGAATATTAGACGTCTCCTGAGTGCGGCTTACCAGCAAGGCTTTGAAGACGCTATAGCCTGGATGCAGAGGCCAGAAAGCGAGTTGCAATGAACCAAGACGATGATGAAGACTTTTTCATCGACATGTTGAAGACCTTCCTTGGGGTGGGATTTGTGGTGCTGTTTGTGGTCACCATTGGTCTTGTTTTTTGGGAGTCGATAGCATGAAGACAGAAGAAGATGAGGCGTTCGATGACCTTGCCAAGCGGCAGGGTAGTTGGGGCGGTGGCTATCAAGCCAAGAAAGCAATGGCAGTAGATAAACAGAAAGAACACATGACAGACAAGAAACACATTTTCGTAGCCACCCCTATGTATGGTGGCATGTGCTGCGGCTACTTCACCAATAGCCTTATCGCTATGACCAACGTGATGAAACAGGTGGGGTGGGACATGTCCTTCTCCAGCATGTTCAATGAGTCACTGATACAGCGGGGAAGGAATGCGCTGGTTCACCAGTTCCTAAAAACACCCTGCACCCACCTGATGTTCATAGACGCAGACATCAAGTTTGACCCAGCACACATTCCTCCGATGGTGGACGCTGACGTAGACATCATCTGCGGCATTTACCCCAAGAAGGAAATCAACTGGCACGGGGTCGAGAAGGCCGTGAAAGAGGGCGTGGAGGTGGGCAAGCTGGCTACCCGCACTGGTAGCCTGGTTGTGAACCTTGTGGACTACACAGGCTCTGTGACCGTGCCGGAGAACAAGCCTGTGGAAATCTGGAACGGTGGCACAGGGTTCATGCTTATCAAGCGGGAAGTGCTGGAGGGCTTGAAAGACAAGGTGTCCAGTTACGTCAACGATGTCACGGTCATCAACGGCACTATGGGGCCAGACAGGATTACCGAATACTTTGCTTGCAGTATCGAGCCAGAGACAGAGCGGCTGCTGTCAGAGGACTATCACTTCTGCTACGTGGCGCGGAAGAACGGCTACAAGGTCTGGGCAGCACCGTGGGTGCGCCTGGGGCATCTGGGCAGCTATCTGTTTGAAGGTGGCCTGCTGCCCGCGCCTTAACGCTTGGCAGTCTTGGCAGAACGCTTGAAAGCCTTGGCGGTAGGGTAACCCCTCTGCCCTGGCTTCTTAGCTGGCAGACCAGCCTTCCTGCGCTTGTTGATGTTGTAGTACAGCCCGCGCTTTGCTTTCGGTGTTTTCATCTGCATCCCCAGCGTTTACGTGCGGCCTTGCCGCGCTCACCCGTCCAGCTTTTGCTGCGGGCACAGAAAGACTTGTGGCGTGGGCCAGACTTCTGAGGAGCTTTGAGGTTGCTGCCAGTGGCGCGGTTGTACTTCTTCCGGCCTTTTGCCGTCAGTCCTCCACCCTTCTTCACAGATAGCTTCTCGCCCCTGCCTACCGACAAATTAGGTTTACGCATGGTCTGTTCCTTACACGTTACGCTCAAAGTGCGGGCAATCTACCAAGCTCTTGAAATTGCCGCCCCAGCGGTTCTTAGGGTGCAGGCTTTCCCAATACGCACCTAGCGGAGCCAGGGTAGCCTTGTCCCAAATTATTTTTCCATCACGGAAAAAGTTGAGGTCGATGGCGCAACGCTTGAGATGGATGCTGTTCATGGTCTTGCTGCGGCCTGTCTTGAAGTAGATGGCCTGCTGCTCTGGAGTACGTGCTAGTTCCCCGCCTGTGACCATGAAACCTTGGTCAGTGGCATACTGCACCAGCTTGCAAAAGTCCAGCAGGAAAGCCGCTTGTTCGGTACTAAGACTCATAACTACCCCTTTTCTGAACAACTAGGTCAATGCACGTTGCGTCTACTGTCGCACCCATATTAATGTAGTCCTGCTTCTTTGCCTGCGCGGCTGTCATGCATTGCTGCCTGTCAGTGTAGTGGGAAAGCTGTTGCATGAACTCGCAGTGCCCACCCATGCAGATGTATAGGACGGGAATGAAGATGCTCACTTGTTGCTCCGCATCTCAGCCAGCTTCTCAACGGTACGCCCGCCAAAGTACGCACCCATGATGAGCATTCCCCAGTTACCCAGCAAGGTCACATAGGACTCATTGGCGTTGTATCCAAAGGCAGACATCATGGCAAACAGAAAGTAGCCGCAGAAGATAGCAATCAGCGACATGGGGCGAATGTTTTTGGACAGCCAGGAGTCAGAGGACATATCCGCTTTCCAGCGGTCTGTAATGTTCTCTGCATCGGACTGTGCAGCTTTTGCATACAGTTCCATCTCAGCCAACTCCAGCTTAGCCTTCTCAATGCCGAGTTCAATCAGGCGCTCTTCATGCTCATACTGAAGCTGCCGCAGTTTCTCGACATCGGCGGGGGTGGGGTTATCGGGTATCTTGATGCCAAGCGTGTTCTCAACCACCTCTTTGCCCTTGGCCTGGATGGCGCTGGACAGCAGCCCTAGACCGTTTTCAGCCAGTGTGCCCAGCAATGCACCGATGATTGGAATCATGCGCGTCTCTCCAGAAATAGGGTTGTGAAAAAATAACTCAGGCCAATGGCTGAAATAAATATAGAAGCCCAAAAAGCAATGCTGAGTAGTTCCATTATTTGCTGGCGCTTTTTGGATTTTGCTAGTGCATCTTCCATCTCAGCCTTCTTGCGCCTCTGAATGAGGTTGTTGCGCTCAAGCAGCACGCCTTCCCACACATCCGCATTGACTGACCAGATGAGCAAATTCTTGAGTTCAGTCTCTGCCTCTGCAAGCTGCTTGGCCTGCATGACTGTCTCTAACGCTTGGGCAGTGTCAGACTTGAACTTCTTGGGGTTGTTGGCAGCCTGCTGAACAACGTCCTTGGCCTCAAAGAATTTGCCTAAGTCGGCGGCAATTCCCTGGACATCTTTGCCCAGCTTGATGGCGGCTTGAATTCCCTTTACCGCCGCCTGCGCGGCTGCAAAAGCGGTAAACGGGTCAATCATCTTTACGCCCTAATATCCTTCACCAGGGGTGAAGTAGCACTCAGACGCAGCCTCTCCAATAAACGCAACGTACAAAGGGGTGGAGCTTGTAAATTGATACGGCACGGTGTACACCTTGATGCTGTCAGGAATAGACAGCAAGGCGTACTGCGGGGAACCGTTGGCAGGCAAGG